ATTGCTTTTCTGAAAATGGTTTCTGCATACTGACAGTCTATAACATAATTAAGGGTATATCAATGAGAAATAGGGCTAGATGCAAACTTTGTAATGATACAATCGAAAGCTTTCATTCAACTGACACAGTGCATTGTAAGTGTGGCACGCTATTCCTATGGGGTGGAATTAAGATGGGATGCGCCTACAGTAGAATTGAAGATTTTGTGAGAGTTGATGTCCGTATCATCTCCGATTCGCAACTTTCTTCCACTTGGAAGCTCAATGTACTTACTCTTTTTATAAAATGAATATAAAGAGCGAGTAAAATCATTTATCTTTCTAAAAAAGTCAATTCCCAAATAAGCTTTATCTACTCCTCCATATATTTGTCTGAATGTGTTTTCCTTGCTTAGTTTTATAAGATCGGGTGTAATTAATTCGTCTGGATAGTATAAACTACATAAGTGTTCGTACATATTACCATCTATATTGTAATCTATAATATCGCAGATGATTCTAGGGTGATATGATTCAAAGTCTATTTCAAGTAGTACCCCATCTTCATATCGTGAAACAAAGCAGCCTCGTGAACCATCATCCTTGTTTAAGGCTGCTAAGTTCACTCCGTTAAAGGTGTTACTAGGTCTTCCAGTTGATGTAAAGAGGTTATACTTACCATAACAGTAATCCTCGATTTGAGCGAATACACGCATATTTATGGGAAACACATTATAATGAAACCGCAACTATTATGTACATTTACCTATATAGACCAGCTTGCTAGCTGCATAGGAAACGTACATAAAACTTATAACAACGATGTTGCAAATCTGAAATGTTATTCGTATATTAGTACACCAAGATGTATAGTGTGTATCTATAATGTATATACAAACGAAAAAAGACTAAAAGACACAATATCAATAAACCGAAAAAAAGACACCAATACGTTCTATAGTATAAATGCCCTTAATAGCCTAATAAAAGTCCTTAATAACGGTATCCTGGACAAAACATTTGAGGTAGAGTGGGTCAATTATATGAACAGTTTGTTATTGTCAGATGGGTTAGATTCTTACAAAATTATAAAAATACAAGAATTAACTATTTAAAGTTGTCCATTCGGTTTTTATTTACTATAGTAAACTAAAATCAATTATATATGGCAATCAATTTAGATGCAATCAAAGCAAAGCTGAACCAGATTCAGCAATCAGCAAACACCGGTGGTGGCTCAAAAGCTAACGAGTCAATGTGGAAGCCACCAGTTGGAAAGAGTGTAATTCGGGTAGTCCCCTATGCTCACGATAAGAGTAATCCATTTATTGAACTATCATTTCATTATGAAATTGGCAAACGCACAATGGTATCACCAAACTCATTTGGTCGCCCCGATCCCATTGTTGAGTTCTCTGAGAAATTAAAAAAGACGGGTGATAAAGAGGATTGGAAATTAGGTAAAAAGATTGAACCTAAGTTTCGTGTGTACGCGCCCGTAATTGTACGTGGTGAAGAAGAAAAGGGTGTTCGCTTTTGGTCATTCGGAAAGCAAATATACCAAGAATTACTAGGAATTATTACTGATCCTGACTATGGTGATATTACTGACTTGATGAATGGCCGCGATATTACAATTGAACATACCGCAGCAGAAGAAGGAAACAACAAATCATTTCCATCATTTACAGTACGAGTAAAGCCAAACATCACTCCAGCAACAGCAGATAAAGATATTGCAGAACTTATCGTAAATGGTCAGAAATCAATTGATGATGTTGTAAGTGAAGTATCTTATAGTGATATGAAAGAGGCTTTGGAGAAGTGGCTTAACCCAGAAGGTGGAAGTACACCAGCAACAGGAGATTCATTCTTGAATGATATGAATAATCCTAACTCAATGAAGAACTCAAACTCAGCCTTTTTAAACGGAGGACCCATGCGATTCTTAATTACCTGTGCTTCTGTTTGAACACCAATAATCTGCTCTGTTGAGCCTGATCCGCTTTTAAGTTTGCCAATTGGCTTCAAGCGAATACGACAGCTTGCGTGAAAGCCTAAAGCCTTACCACCCGAGGTAGTGTACTTATCTCCAAACATTACTCCCATCTTTTCACGAAGTTGAGATGCGCATAGTAGTAGTACACGTTGTTTACCAATTGTATTAGTAATCTTACGCATTGCCTTTGACATTAGGATTGCCTTTGTAGTTGCCCAACCATCTTTTTCAAAGTCAGCCTCTTGCTCAACCTTTGTTGTAGCAGCTGAGATTGAATCTACGACAATAGTAACTAATCGATCCTTTGAAGTCTTACGAATACTCTCAATGATGCTTTCAATTGCTTCAAAGATATCCTCAACTGTTTCTAGTGGAATATAAAGCATATCATTAACATTCACACCAATCGCACGTAAGAAGTCCTCACTTAATGCATTTTCAGTATCAATGTAAACTGCTAATCCTCCTTTTTTCTGCGTATTAGCTAATGCATGAGCCATAATTAAACTCTTACCAGATGCTTCCATCCCTTGCAACTCAACAATACGGCCGACGGGGAATCCCCCATCAGGCCGATTTGAAATAGCTATGTCGAGCAGAGTTGATCCAGTAGAAACCCATTCTGTTAAGTCTGTTGGTGTTTCTTTAAAAGACATTGGCACGATGACCCAAGAACAATTACTTGGGAAAACATTAAAAGGTTTAGAGGGTTTGGAAGATAGCGTTACGCGAAATGCTCGCGCTATGGATTTCTTTTCTAAAGCGGCTAAAGGTGTGGCGTTTGATTCATTTGCACAGGAAATGCAAAAAACAAGTGCGGCGACAAACGAACAAATAGAAGCAATTAAAAATGGCGCAAAAACATGGGACAACTTTGAAAGAATAGTTAGGAAAGTCCAGTTAGCTTTTGTTGAAGCACTTGGACCATCTTTGTCTGCTATCAACAATCAAATGGTCAATGATGCTTTTCCAAAATTGAGCATGTTAAATAATCTGTTTAATTTTATTGCAAGCAATGCGTTTAGCGCAGGGCAAGCCATTGATGCAATTGCAAAAAAATTACAAAAAATTGCTGGACAGTCGCTTATTTTGCAAACCTATGGCGAAACTGATAAAGCAATTGCAGAAATAAAAAAATTAAACGAAGAATATAATAATTTTTTAAAAAATCAACGCAAGGCGCAAGAACAATTTGACAAAGATTTAAGCGGTGTTTCGCAAGGCGGTTCTGGTCGTGGAACATTGGGTTATGAAAAATATTTGCCAAAGGCTACAAAAATCCGCGATGCCAAAGGAAGTGATGAAAAAGAAACAGCGCAATTAAAAGCTAGAGTGGCATTGCAACAAACATTATTTGCAATTGACCAAAGAGCAAATGCTTTGCATTTGGAATCAATAGATGGCGATAAAACAAAAATTGATTTAGCCAATGTTCAAATTCAATTAGAAACGCAATTGGCAAATATTGTTAATGCTCGCGCACAAGCACTGGCAAACGAAAAATTAAATACTGAACAAAGAAATTTAATCAATGCAGATTTTAATTTGCAAGAAAGTAGAGCAAGAGAAAAAGCAAAAACTGATAAAGCATTCATTGAAGACATGGATGAAAAAATTTCAGGTTTGTATGTTCAACAAGCTATTGGTCGAGACAAAATTTTAAAAATTGATAAAGAAATTGGCGATCAACAATTATTTGCATTAAATAGGGATAAATTGCAAGTTGAATTGCAAGCTGAACAATTGCAATATGAAAAAGAACTTATAAATATCAATCAACAACATATCAATGATTTTTTAAAAGCTGGTCTATCTGAAACCGAAAGAAATAATATTAATATTAAGGCAAATGATGAAAAACTTAAGGCAGTTCAAAGACATTTGCAAGCTAATGCCGTCATCACAAAAGAATATCAAGAGCAATTAGATGCTGTTAGTCGTTTAACAATGGCACAAGATGAGGCATATCAATTTGATGTGCGCCGTCAAATACTTGAACAAGAAAAATATCATATGAGGCAAGATGAAATTAAACTTGCTGAAGAACAAATTTCAAGTGAACAAAAAATTGCTGATTTGCGTAAGCAACAAATGGAATTGCAAAGGACAATGGGAGCAGGTGAATTAGCAAATGCAGAAAGTCAACGCATTGAAAATTTGATTACTCAAGAAGAAGCATTGAGTAAAGCAAGAAAACAAGCCATAACAGATGAATATGAAAGACAACAATCTTTTGAATATGGTTGGGATCAAGCCTATAAAAATTACATTGAAAATGTAATTAATGCGGCGACTATTGGC